CTTAGTGAGGAATTACAAGATGAAAAGAATATCGACCCACAAATACTGGATGGATTCATTAGACAACTTAGACTTCGATCCAATGGAAGAGGAATCAAACCTCGTGACTACCAAGTTAGCGCAGTGGAACACGCTATTAGAACCCATCGCTCTCTTCTTCTTAGTCCTACTGCTTCGGGTAAGTCATTAATAATTTACATCCTAGTAAGATATTATCAGTTACTTTTGGAAGGAACATCAACTGATAAAATTCTTATTCTTGTTCCCACAACATCTTTGGTTGAACAAATGTATTCTGACTTTATCGACTATGGATGGCAGGAAGCATATATGCAAAGGGTGTATAGTGGACACGACAGAAATGTAACAAAGGATGTTGTCATATCAACATGGCAGTCTCTTTACAAGATGCCCACAAAATACTTTGAACAATTCGGTATGGTGGTTGGTGATGAGGCACATTTGTTTAAGGCGAAATCACTCACATCCATTCTCACAAAACTGCATCTATGTAAATATAGATTCGGTTTGACAGGAACGCTTGACGGTATGCAAACACATCGTTTGGTACTGGAAGGATTGTTTGGCACCCTAAATAAAGTCATTACCACAAAAGAACTAATTGACGAAAAGACACTTGCTGATTTCAAGATTAAGTCTTTGGTATTGACATATCCAGAACATGAGTGTAAACTTGTTAAGGATATGAATTATCAAGATGAGATAGATTTTATTGTTACTCACCCTAAAAGGAATGAGTTTATTCGTGATTTAAGTTTGACATTAAAAGGTAATACCCTTGTGCTTTTTCAGTTCGTAGAGAAACATGGAAGTGTTATCCATGAAATGATAAAGACAAAAACAGATAGAAAAGTATTTTATGTGTTCGGCGGAACGGACACCAAAACAAGAGAAGATATTCGTGCAATTACAGAAAATGAAAAGGATGCCATTATTGTCGCATCGTACGGCACGTTTTCTACTGGTATCAACATTCGCAATCTTCACAATATCGTGTTCTCATCTCCAAGTAAGTCCAGAGTTAGAACGCTGCAGTCGATTGGTCGTGGACTGCGTAGGAGTGAAAGTAAAGATTCCGCTACCCTCTTCGACATTGCAGACGATCTCACATACAAATCAAAGCGTAATTTCACTATCAATCACTTTTTAGAAAGAATAAATATATACAATGAAGAACAGTTTGATTATGAGATTAAAAGGATAAAAATAAAATGACAACCAAAATACTTAAACTGTCTAGTGGCGAGGAAATTATTTGTAATGTTGTTCAAAATGTGGAGAAACCATACCTTAGTGTAGTTTCCCCTATGAAATTAAATTCGTATCCCAAGGCTACTAGAAATGGTATTGAGGAAGCGCTATCTTTACAAAGATGGATACACTTTGCTGAGACAGACACATACGACATTCCAAAATCTCAGATTATAGTGCTGACAGAGGCCTCCCTTGGATTAACTAGATTTTACGACTATTGTGTTATGAAATCTAAAAGAGAAGATGGCAACGTGCTCAGTGGTGGGCCTACCGATGAGGAATTAGAAGATATTATGGAAGAAGAGTGGGATGAGGCATATGGTTCGCCAGACTCTAAGATGGTTCATTAGATCTATCTATTCATTCTCAAACCCAGCATAGTAAATATACCCTGTTGTCAAGAGATTGTCAACACATTTTTGAAATAAATTTATTATTAAATAAACTATTGACATCTGAATCAAGATATAGTATGATGTATCTATTAATCGCACAAATGCGATAATTATGTGGAGTGAACATGGCTAAAAAACAAAAAGGAGCTCATTACGTTAATAACGCAGAGTTCCTAGAAGCAATGAAAGAATGGAAGGGCAAGTGCAAAGAAGCAGAGGAACTAGGTGACCCACAACCACCAGTTTCCAATTATATAGGTGAATGTTTCTTAAAGATTGCCAACCACCTTTCCTACCGACCAAATTTTATTAATTATACTTACAGAGAAGAAATGATTTCTGATGGTATTGAGAATTGTTTACAATATTGTAGCAACTTCAATCCAGAGAAGTCAAAGAACCCCTTTGCGTATTTTACACAAATTATCTACTACGCTTTTATTCGTAGGATTCAAAAAGAAAAGAAACAACAACACATTCGACACAAGATTATTGAGAACATGAGTGTTGATGTTCTTGCAGTTGGAGAAGATATGGAACAGGCACAGTTTGTCGATTATCTTCAAAAGAACTTCTTACCTACTGAGGACGTATACAAACCTAAGAAGAAAAAGAAGAGTGAACCCAAAGGACTTGAAAAATTTTATGATGAACAAGGTGAAGATATAGATGAAAATAGCGCTGATAACTGATACACATTTTGGCGCCCGTAATGACAATCTAGCATTTAACGAATACTTCTACAAATTTTGGGAAGAAGAGTTCTTTCCTTATTTGGATAAGCATAATATTAAGACTGTTATTCACTTGGGCGACCTTATGGACAGACGAAAGTTTGTATCATATAAGATTGCAAAAGACTTGCGTGAAAGGTTTATTGAGCAATTTGTACATAGAGGTATTACCTTGCATATTATGGCAGGAAACCACGATACCTATTACAAGAATACAAATGAAGTAAACTCGCTGTACGAGTTAATTGGTGAACCTGGCAAAGAAAAGTATCCTAACATTCACTGTTACGATTCACCATGTACAGAAGAGTTTGACGGAACGGGCATTCACTTTATGCCTTGGATTTGTACTGATAACTACGAGCGATCCATGAGAAGTGTTGAGATGACTTATGCACAGGTGTGTATGGGGCATTTTGAGATCAATGGTTTTGAGATGCATCAAGGACACTTTTCAGAAAATGGTTACGAGAAGAATTTCCTAAACAAGTTTGATACAGTATTCTCTGGACACTTCCACAAGAAGTCAGACGATGGGCATATCTATTATCTTGGTAATACCTATCAGATGACATGGAGTGATGATGGTTGTCCAAAAGGGTTTCATATCTTTGATACAAGCACCAGAGAACTGGAACGTATTGTAAATCCTCACACCATCTTTGAGAAGGTGTATTATGATGATACCACAACAGATTATTCTGAATTTAATGTCTTGACATTGAAGGATAAATTTGTTAAAATAATCGTTGTTAATAAAAAAGACTTCTATAAATTTGATAGATTTCTTGATAAAGTCCTTAGTGAATCTGGCGCCCACGAGGTAAAGATTGTAGAGGATTTTAGTGAATTGGATGCAGAAAATGTCGATGATGCTATTGTCGAAAATGCAGAAGATAACATGACACTAATTGAGCGTTATATTGCTGAACTTGATGTTGACTTGGATAAGTCTAGATTGACCAATATGATGAAGTCTTTATATGTAGAAGCGAGTGATTTAGAACTTTGATAACTTTTAAGTATGTGCGTTGGAAGAATCTTCTTTCAACAGGAAACCAATTTACAGAGATACAGTTGGATAGAAGTCCAACTACTTTAATCATTGGCGAAAACGGAGCGGGTAAATCAACTATCCTTGATGCCCTCTGTTTTGGTCTATTCAACAAACCCTTTCGTAGTATTTCAAAGTCACAACTTATAAACTCTGTCAACGGTGGTGGTGCTGTTGTTGAGGTTGAGTTTACCGTTGGGGGTAAAGAGGTTCGTGTTGTTCGTGGAATCAAACCTAATAAGTTTGAGGTATATGTAAACGACAACATGATAAACCAAGATGCCAACGCAAGGGATTATCAGAAACACCTAGAACAACAAGTATTGGGATTGAACTATCGTTCTTTCACACAAGTTGTTATTCTTGGTTCATCTACGTTTGTTCCTTTCATGCAGTTGTCTACTAAGGCACGCCGTGAGGTGGTTGAGGATATTCTGGATATTAAGGTTTTCTCTTTGATGAACTTCTTGCTTAAGAACAAGACTAAGGAGTTGAATGAAGAGATTCGTAATGTAGAATATAATTATGCTTTGACAGAGGAGAAGATTACTCTTCAAGAGAAATTCATTGAGGACGTAATAAATAACAAGTCATCTATTATTGCAGAAAATAAACAGAAAATCCACGATAACAACTTCACTATCAATGCACGAAATGAAGATATCAAAACACACGAGGCAGATAAGTCAAAACTGTCTTTTGATGCAGAAGATAAAGTAAGGATTGAATCCAAACTAAGAAAACTCACCCAATCAGAAGCAGCACTCAAAAACAGAAAGTCAGAAAATGACCGTCAAATCGAATTTTTCCAGAACCACGATGAATGCCCGACTTGCGAACAATCAATCACGGATGACACAAAGTCGGCGAAGATTGCAATACGAAATGAAAAAGTCACA